ATTCTCTGAGGTAAAGACACATGCCCATGAGTTTTGGAACAGCAAAGAGGAATTTGAATTAAGTCAGAATGAAGAAACAGAAGGTATGGATCAAGAAGGCGAACCTAAATGTCAGGTTTTTGGTGGAATGTCAGACGAAGAAGCGTTCCATATTTTTTCTTTGTTTATACAGGAAAAACAATAGTGTTTAATAAGAAGGCCCTGCCGGTTAATATCCGATAGGGCCTTTTGTATTACCAATCGCTTGGGATTATTGCGATGTATCCAGCGTTGCCGTTTTGGTTTTTTGGTCCCATCCGATCTTGGAACCTGAGATAGTATCACCTGCTGCACGCAATGGGATAAGCACTGTGTTATTGATCATGACCGCACCTTCAATCTGTTTACCATTGACGATCGCTGTTACCTTGTCCACAGTCTCCGCCTCCTTCGCTTTACTCTTCAGCCCCAAGTAAGCAACAATCCCTTGAACGTGGCCATCGATAATTGCATCGATCACACTCGGTTGCTTCAGCTGATCCGCGTCAGTGGCCACATCTACAAACAAGTTTTCCGTCAAGACTGCTGGCATTTTAGATTCGCGAACCATGTGTAAGTTCTGTGCCTTCTGTCCACGATCTATGCCGCCAAGCTGGCCCATAATAGCCTTGTGCAGCTTGTCCTGCAGCTTGATGCTGTTTTCGGAAGCAGACGTATACCGGAAGGACTCAAAGCCACCCTTTCCACCGCCAGCGTTGCAATGAATGGATACCAAGATGTCAGCACTGGCAGCGTTAGCCTTCGTTGTCCGTTCTTTCAGCTCCAAGAATACGTCCGTGGATCGGGAGAGTAGCACCTGCACGTTCTCATAATCCGCTTCCAATCGGTTCTTGATACCAATCGATACCTTTAGAACAACATCTTTCTCCTGGATGCCATTTGCCACTGCTCCTGGGTCCTTACCTCCGTGCCCTGCGTCGATCCATACTTTAAACATTTGTACCATCTCCTTTATCGTTATCGTTTCCACCTTTACCCTTCAGGACTTCAATCGCCTGCTTGATTACGGCCGGGATAGGCGCACCCATTTTCCCGCCATTTTCGGTAATGGACAGCAATTCATTCGCTATATAAAAAAATGCCACCGTATCCCTGAATAAGTGGCCATCACCAAGGATGCCATCAACCAAGTGGCCGACAGCCACCATGGCAAAAATAAAGACCTTACGAGCGATACCGAACATTCCGATTTTGCTTCTAAGTTCCCCGGACATCCAACCAGCAGCAACCCCTGTTAAATAATCCATAACTACAAACACCAATAATACTCCAAGCACAGCAGACCATCCCCCAAATAAATACGACACCGACCAACTACCCACGGCCAAAGCCCATTTCCCCACGTTCTCCAACTTCCTATCCCCCATCTATTTAATATGAAAAAGCCCCCTGACCACTCCAGAGGGCATAAAAATAGCGCACCACTTGGGTACGCTTGTTAAATCCCTTCAGTTTGTTTTAAAATGTAATCTTCCACAGCTTGGCGATAATCGGTATTGGTGATGTCATCAAGCAAGTACACTTGACTGGTCTTTGGATTGAGTCCCTTAGTCAAAATTCTTTCCGCCGCAATACGCACCACTACTTCGTTTACCATTACAAAATCCCTCCTGTATTTTCATTGGCTAATAAAAGAATTTGGTCTTCCAATTCCCTCATTTTCTCTTCGGGAGTCAATTCGGGATGAATTCTCTTAATGACTGGTTTTTTGGTTTCTGGATCAACCTTCTCGATATAATAAATGCTAAGATCGATCTCATCATATTCCAAATCAATGTGCTCTAATTTTGTAATTTCCTTCCGTGGCGAACCGTCACTGGGCATGAAAGAAAGTACGATTTCACCGTCTTGATCATATATGATTCTCATACCTGTTTTCATTGTATTGTCACCCCCCTTCCCGATACTCTATATGTTGGCACAAAAAAAACACGCTCCGCTTTCGGACGTGCTACGTTTGACATATTCAATTGTTGGCATCCCTTCCCCCTAAAATCATCTTTCTTTGTCTCTCTCTGTATATGTCTCTGCGGTGTGTTGTCATCTTACGGAATAATGTACGCGTACGCTTCGGGGAATGCCGCCCAACTCGTACTATCACTTGATCCGGCTAACCTACACGAAGTAGCAGTTACGTAAGCGTTGGGGGAAAGTTTTACTGATGTATAGCCTATATAGTTGGTTGCAAATACCTGTACCCCGCCGTATTTCATCCCCTCTAAGTAACTTGCGATAAAATTCCTTCCGGCTATCGTACCATTCAGGTTTCGAACGATATGAACCATTCTAGGCGGAACGGAAAGACCAAGGTCGCTGTAATCACAAGTGAAGTACTGAATGTTATAAACCGAACCACTAGAGCTGGTAAAGCTAAGGACAACCGAATCGCCAGAATAAACAGCGGGTTTAATGATGATTGGGTCAGGTGCAGAAAAACCGCCAATAGAATATTTACTTAACGAGAAATTATCTAGTTTCGGCATAATATCACACATCCTTGCCTGTGATGTAATAATTGACCCCGGCACCGGAACCGCTTATTGTTTGCGAGGCTGGGAGTAACAGGTCGGTGGTGGGTACAATGATCGTGTCATAACTTTTAATCGTGAATCCTGGCAATATACTAAAGCCGGAAATGCTCAGGTAAACTCTCGCATCCGTGCTATTTGTGTTGCAAAGAATAAGCCCTTTAACCAGTCTATTTTTAGAGGTTGAGCCAAAAAGAAAGTTATAAGTCGGATATGTGGGCAAAACACCATGCCCGAGCCTTGATACATCCGAATATTCAGTATCGGTCAGCAGCGTTTCGATGCCAGAAATATAATAACTTATCGAGTTTCCAGCAGACGCATAAATCGATATTGTTCCATTAGTAATATCTATACACTGGTCCATTGCAGGGACAACTATAGTGTCGTATGGCTTAATGATGTAGTTAAACAATATCTCAGTCCCCGCTAAACGAACTATAACTGTAACGCCGGAAGCAGAACTATTCGTAATGATGAATGACTTAATTATAGTTTTACTATCCGTAGGTACTGTGTAAACTGTCGTTGTAGTGTTAGCGTTCAGGACGTTACCGACCGAAAGCGCCTTGAATGTTGTCGCCACCTATAACGCCCCCCATGATCTCATTCTATTTCCGTACTCGTATAATGCGAGGTCGTCGCCTTCCGCTGTGTATGGGACATCATCCGATCCCGCAGAAAATTTAATCCTCGTCGCTGCTTTCACGCTTGCGGGTAAGGCTGTGGTTGTTGAGCTATTGTATACAACAATTCTCACCCCTACGCTAGAAACACCAGCGGGAATATTAACCACACCAGATTTACGATGCCAATTTTTATTCCTGTCGGCATTTATCGACTGAATAACATTTCCGTTGGCAAAGTTGTACACTTCAACATACATAAGCCCTGTGGTGGCAGTCATTCCGACAGTATAAAACACAGCTTGAATCCTGTGGGTGGTAGACGCCACTACGGGTATAAGGTCGGTCGTTCCCAAAAAATGATAACTTTGGGCCGGGACTTGGACTGTTTGTTGGAAGTACTTCAAGACTGGACCGCTGCCGATAGTCCATGTCCCCGAGTTGATTGTCCACCCCCGAAAACCTAAAATGCCGCTTGAATTACGCAGCAAGTTTGGTGAGGTCGTCCCAATAAGAGGCGCCACCGCTATATCTGCATACCCTTGAGCGTTACCGTTAGCCTGCGGCAGTATCTCTTCAAGTTCGTCTCTTGTAGGTACTTTCTTCCACGGTCCCCATCCGAAATAGTAGTTTCTTTGGAACACCTCCAAATCCCCAGGCTGAAAAGTGCTCAAGGTTTGTAACACTCCAGCATGTGCCTCAACCGTCAAATGAAATGCCTCTGCTGTCGGAGAATTAAGCAAAGTTGCTACAGTGGCATTGGCTGGGCAATAATAGTTGCCTTCTTCCATGTAGGTATTAAGGTCTGATCCCGCAGATATAAGGATGGATTCACGTGTTGCCACGCCTGCATCAATCTTCTCAAAAATCCCATTAATACTCTCCAGAGTAACATTCTCGTTCCCCAAGGGAAGTGGTAACTTTAAACGTTTCGTTTCTTTTGGCACTACGCCCACACCTCCAGTTCATTCCACGTCAGAGACGCGGCGTCCAGTTCATCCCAGGTCATCTGTTTGTTGTCCAGATCATCCCAGACCAGATAACGATATTTATATTCCACGGCCATATGAGCCGGTTTTAATTCCTCAATCGCCCGCTTCAGATCATCAATATTGGGCGGGGTGCCCATCGTATCCACAAAGCTCACCGTAAAACTCCACGCTTCCGGTTGAAAAGTTACATCTATCTTGCCCCCGGCATACGCCTCAGCAACGTTTGCAACTTGTCTCCCCGAAAACTTCCCGGCACCACGCAGCTTCGACTCCACCACGGCACGCCTTTGTTCCACAGGTTTGAGACGATCTGTCTCAATGCCGAGCTCCTGCTCCCAGAAGTCCAGCCCCCACGTCGCCGTGCGGACAAAAAACTGCTCCAGCGTCTCATCCAACGCCTGGTACAGCAGATCCATCTCGGTGCCTTTGGCCTGCATATCGGCCTGCATCACTCGTGAAGTCTCATAGTACCTGGGCAAATACGAGAACAACTCCCGCCCTTTCTCACTCGTCAGTCCAACATGTACAGCAGAAGGTGCACTCATGCCCTGTCCCCTCCCTTCCTTTCACTTCGACGCAAACACCTTCGCTCAAATGCTCCGTTCCCGAGCGGCGTACCGCACGACCCAAGCACTCTTCTTGCCCGCAACTTTCTTCATTTCCAGCTAAACCAGATGCCGCATAGTCAGAACATTCCCGATGTCCCACACTGCCTCTGCACCCACACCCGCACTTCGTATCCTCCACTACACCTCTACTCATGCACATCCACCGCCCCCAGCACGGCCACCTGACTTGCTTTCATCTCGATATTCTGGTCGCTCACACCGTTCACGGTAAGCTCCGAATAGTCGATAATCGGCGGAATGTCCAGCAGGATCGCCGCAATACGGGTATAACGAACGAGCGGATCGGCAAAAGCCAACTGCTTCAGATATGCGGTCACCCCGCCCTCAATCAATGCCCTCACATCTGCCAGCGTCGCATCGCTTGCCAGGGTCAGCTTCACCTGAATGTTCATCGGTACTTCTTCTGCCGGCATCACCGTCACCACCGGGCCTGCAGGAGCAACACCTTCACCCTGTCCATCCTGCGTTGGGTCCACGTATTTCTGCACAGCCGTCACCAGATCGCTGCCTGCTGCACGTTTGTCCGTATCCAGCAGATACAATCCCACCGTGCCCGGCCCCTGCCACAACGGGATCACACGCGTTGCACCCACACCTGGAACCTCACTGGCCCATTGCACATATTGCGATTTGTTACCGCTTGTCCCCTGATTGCGGACTTTAGCATAAAAGCGTTCCAGCAGCGCCGTATCTGCCTCAACATCCGCACCGCCTTTAATCACCTCCACATTAGTAACAGAGGTAACGCCACTCACTGGTGTGGACAGCACGGTCACGGTGCCCGCAGGCACATTGCTTTCTTTTCCGGCAACGAGCGCCCGCACGCCAACACTACCTAGTCCATCTGCATCCAACTCCACACGACCAACCGTTTCATATTCCAGCGAAGCCTCACCGGAGATTTCATCTGCCAACGTAGCCACAACCGTACCCGCAGGAATCACCTTGCCCGGCGTACCCACAAATCTAACCGTACCTTGTGCCGCCACCGCAGCCCGACGCGTAAGGCCATGCTCTCCCGCCCGCAGATCCAACTCTTCCGAACGAAAATTCGGATCACTGCTCGCCGCCGTACTCGCAAACCCACGCCGCAGTAATTCCTGCGCCCACAACGCCGCCTCAGACAGCATAAACGCAACCGGAGCCTCTGCATCCCACAGGAACGAACCCTCCGATTTATCCAGATCCGCGGGCAGACGATCCAGCATACGCTGCATAATCTGTTCCTCCGTCTGGTCCTCCAAATAACGCGGAATCTCAGCCATCCCGTCAGATCACCTCACTTTCCAAAATAAACATCTCTTCCTGCACACTCGCCACCCGGCACGAGAACATGCACTGCTCCCGATCCCAATCAAACGTGAACTGGTCTACCGAATCCGTGCGTGGATCAGCCAGCAGCGTCTCCGTCACCATCCGGGTAATCTCACTTTCCATCACTCCTCGGCTATCACCCTGACCCACCAGATCTTCCAGCTCCGAACCATAGTTCCGGGAATAGATCACATGTCTGTACCTTGGCGTTTTCACCGCCTTGATGCACCATTGCACCCATGCTTCATGCCCACTCGCCGCAGCGACTTTGCCACTTGGAGTCAGCACAAAATCCCCTGTATCGTAATCGAATCGCCAGCTCCGTCCAAATCGTACCTCTTCCGAAGCCGCCCCCGACAGATCTTCCTCATCTCCCCATACCAAACCCGTTTCCGGAAACAAACTAGGCATTCCCACTCACCACCTTACACAGCACCACAATGTCGTTACCGCCATTCACCCGCATCGCCAGCACCCGATCTCCAGCTTTCAGTCCTTTACCGAGAGACCACACCGCTTCTTCCACTTCCCCTTTTTGCAAAAGAAACCTTCCCGTGCCCGTCGTTCCGCCGTTTGCCACGTCAGGTATACCGGAAATCGCGCCAGCAGCCTCGCGCTCCGGCAAATTTAATGTCCCAGGAAACTCGGCCACGAGATAATCCTGCACTTCGTGCTTGAAGTCATCCAGCTTTACGCCGGATGAAGTCATCGTACCCAGCACCGCTCCCATGCCGCTCACGGCCTGACGAGTATGCGTACTCATCGCACCCCGCATGACCTCGACAAAATGACCGTACGGATCATCTTTATTCAAGGTAAACCCTCCTTTTCACCAGCTCGGCTGTCCCCAATTCTAACGTCATCGTTCCAGGCCCAGCCGACAGATCACGGCTGACCGACATGACGATCAGTTTCAACCCTTTGAGCAGCACCGCGTCCCCGGCGCGAATCGTATTCACATCCGGTGCGGAGATCGTAAAGGTCTCCTGAATACCCGTCAGACGGCTTTTCGCGAGCTTCTTGGCAGCAGTCGCCGTTTTGACCTGATCGTCCTCGATGAGCTTTTGCAGCGTACCAAGTTCAGCTACACCCTCCTGCTCAATCGCCAGCACTTTGGAAGGAACCTCTTTGCCACTGCTGGACTCGGAGGCCGCCATCACTTTAACTTTGGTGACCGCACCTTCGAGCGTACGCATCTGAGTCAGATCAATCAGTCGATCCAGCTCATGCACCTTCGCATTACTGCCCACCTTAAATAACTGCAACCCGCCGGGCGTCATTCGTGGATGAAACATATCCCCGCCGGACTTCACCGTTTCCTTCAGATCAGCAAACATCATCGAAAAAATCGTCTGCGACCGATACACCGCTTTGCTCAGCTTCGTTTTGGTATCCGGCAGCGCGGCGTATGGGATTTTCCATTCCTTGGCGTACGTTTTGAGCCGCTGCGTGGCAGTCTGATCTTTGGGCAACAGGAACTCGTCCTCCGATTTTTCCAGATAAATCATCCGGTCGTAGACGGTCAGGGACAGTCGCTTGGTGCCGCTATTTGAGCTTTCCACTTCCCAGATGACGGCAGGGTGCAGCAAGTGAACCATTGATTTTTCGCCAAAAGGAATCCCGCTGATCCGCACCGCCATACCCGGTGAGATCGCAGGCAGACCGGAAGACGCAGACACCGCCAGCCGGATGTTGGCCTGATAGGCAATCTGATCGAGCGAGTCCTTCAGCGTAATCGTCTCCACCAGTTTGGTGATGTCATATTTGTCGTCGACAATGACCTTGTAGGTCATGGCATCACCAGCTTTTG